TTCCTGACGCGCCCCAACGCCATCGCGACCGAGACGTTCATGGGCGGCGTCACGTCCATGATCGAAATTCGGGGCGCGGGCCCGATGAGCGACACGATCCAGCCGGTGCAGGGGTTTAGCGTCGGCAACGACGTAAAGGAGGCGCTGGCGCTGGAAAAGACGGCCTTCGAGGACGCCTCGGGCTGGAACGCCGTCTCGCGCGGGCAAGTCACGGGCGAGTCCGGCCGCGCCATCATCGCCTCGCGCGAGCAGCTGGAGCGCGTGTTCAGCCCTGCGGTGAGCGCGCTGGCGATGGCGTTCACGGACTGGGCCAAGGTGACGCTGGCCGGCATGGCGTGGGGGTACGACGTGCCCCGGGCGCTGGGCGCCGTGGGCAAGGGGCGCCCCGACCTCGCGCGCGCGGTGTCGGCCACGGACTTCGACGGCGTGTCGGACGTGAAGGTAGACGCCGCCACGATGATGCCGATGCCGATGGCGTTCCGCATGTACCTGCTGGACAACTGGTTGCAGACGGGCGTGATCGACCTCAAGGAGTACCGGCGCCGGCAGATGTTCGCCGTGGCGCGGGACATGGGGACGCCGGACGAGGACCAGGAAGCGCGCGCCATGCGGGTAGCCGAGGCCATTCGGATGGGCTACGCGCCCCCCGAGCTGCGGTGGCAGGACAACGAGGCGATCCACCAGGACGTACTGGAGCGCCAGATCCTGCTGCAAGACGACTTGTCGCCTGAGATCATCGCCGCCGCGCAGGAACGGTGGTCGGCGCTGGCCAATCAGGCGGCCCAGAAGCAGGGCGGGATGCCTCCCGGTCCCCCCGCTGGCCCGCCGATGGGCGGCCCCGGCGAGGGGCCACCGGCGGCCTCCGTGCCTGCGCTCCCGCCGGGCCAGTTGCCCTTGGCGAGCGGCAATCCCCCCATCGGTGTCGCCAACCTCATGCAGCAGACGATGGCTGGCACCGACGAGGCCGAGCAAGCCGCGCTCCAAGCGGACGCCTTATCCCGGCAGACCTAGCACACCCCAGTCCTTCCCTTTATGGAATCCGCTGTCGCAACACCCACCGCTTCCGCCGAAGCGCCGTCCGACATTAGCGCCGCGATGGACAACGCCGTCGAGTCGGCCATCGCGGAGTTTACGCAGGAGCAGGCGGCCGAACAGGCAGAGGCGCAGCCTACCGAGGGCGCCGAGGAATCGGACCAGCCGGTCCTAGAGGTGGAGGAGGGCGAGGAGGCAGCCACCGAGGAGGTGGCGCTCCCCGAGGGCTTCGTCATGGTCGAGCCGGTGGCCGATACGCTGGCGACCGACTTTGTCCTCAAGGACGCCGAGGGCGAGGAGTTGGAGGTGCCGGCCCTCATGGTCGAGTACAAAGCCAACGGCAAGGTGCGGAAGGACCGATTGGACCAGGTGGTCAAGCTGGCCCAGTTCGGGGTGTACAACCAGGAGCGGGAGGAGCGGGTCCAGCTGGTCGAGCAGGAGGCGCAGGCCGTAGCCCAGCAGCGCGAGGAGCTGGCCGATATGCTGGCCGAGCGCGAGGCGCAGCTGGAGCGCCTGCTGACGGACGACGAGTTCTTCCTGGCCGTGCAGGAGCAGTTTTCCCGCGAGAACAGCCCGGAGCGTCGGGCGGAGCGGGCGGAGCAGGATCTTCGCAACTTGCAACTGCAGCAGGAGTTGCAGCATATTTCGGCCGTAGGACAGCAGTTCCACCTGCAGGAGGTGGCACCGGCCCTGAGTTTGATCGCTCAGACCCTGCCAACCATCCATCTGGCGGAACTGGAAACACGATTGGCTGACGCCATGCAGGCGCACGCGGTGGTGGCCCCCACGGGCGACCGATACATCCCCGCGTCACGCTACGATGCGGTGCGAAAGTACATCGTGGAGGACTTGGCCCTCTGGGCGCAGATGGCGCATCGGTTCCGCAGCGAATCAGCCACCGATCCCGTTCGGGAACAGGCGCTGGTCGAGCGAGATCGGGCGCGCGTCGAGGCGCAGAAAGCCAAGCGACAGATCGGTCAGGCGCTCAAGCCCGTTACCGGGTCCGCTGCTCCAGCGGCGAGCAAGCCGAAAGCCAAACCGATCACCACGGTTGACGAGGCGATGGAAAGTGCCATCGCCAGCGTTCTTTCCACGATTCGCTAGCGTCCCATAGGAGGGACCACCATGCCTGCACCGACAGTCATTACCGATACGGAGCTGACTGGGCTCCTCAAGAACGTCTACAGCCAGTTCCGCGAGAAGGTCCAGAACCAGGTCACCCCGCTCCTCGCCCAGCTGGAGAAGGCCAAGGCGGGCGGCATCCGCAACATGCGCTGGGGCGGCAACAACGTGTTCTTCGACGTGGTCACCGGCCGCGCGTCGGGCGCCACGTTCTCCAGCGCCGGGTACTTCCCCGGTGACACCACCGCGCAGGAAGTCCAGGCGAACGTCGGCGTGGTCCGCGCCTACACCACGCGCCAGGTGGACGGCCTCGCCTTCGTCGGGACGCAGTCGAAGGAGGCCGCGTTCACCACGATCCTCCGCAAGACGATGGAGGAGATCAAGGACGCCTCCAAGCTGCTCATGCAGCAGGCGCTCCACAACAAGCCGGACGGCATCGTCGCGCTGGTGTCCAGCTACACTATTGGCCCGCCGGCCACCGTCGTGGTCAACAGCCCCTACGGCATCGCCAACGCCGGGCAGGGCTCGCTGCTCATCTCGGTGGGCGACACCATCGCCATCCTCAACCCCACGGGCCCGGCAGTGCGCGGGCGGGCGCAGGTGACCGCGATCAGCGTCTCCGGCGACAACTCGACCCTGACCCTGTCGGCCGCGATCTCCGGCACCACGGGGTCGGACTGGGTGGTCAAGGCAACCGCCAGCGACACGTCGTACAACAGCGCCATGAACGGGCTGGTGAACATCACCAACCGGGGCGGCTCCTACGGGACGCTGCACGGCGTGGCGGCCTCGTCCTACCCGATCTGGAACACGGTGCGCTTGACTGCCGGCACCGACACCCCGGACGCGAACCAGCCGACCGAGTCGGACATCTGGGATCTCATCCAGCGGATCAACGGACTCTCCGGCAAGGACGCCATGACCCGGCCGCAGGAGTTCCTGCTCATGTCCACCCCGGGCGTGACCAAGAAGCTCATGGAGTCGATGGTGGCGCAGCGCCGGTTCACGGCGAGCGAGTTCTCGCGCACCATCAAGGGCGGCTACCGTGCCGTCGAGGTCTGCGGGATCAACATGGTGCAGGACTACTACGTCCCCGCCGGCACCATCTACCTCCTGCACATCCCCTCGCTCTCATGGGTGGATGCGAAGGACTGGGGCTTCGTCGAGTTCGAGGGCGCCGGGCCGTGGCGGTGGCTGCAGGGCCGCGATGCGTTCGAGACGACCTATGGGTGGTACGGGAACTTGGCTTGCCTCGCCAGAAATAGCCACGGGATGATCGTCGGATACACCGACACGCAGCGCTACTCGCACGTCATCTAAGCGTGAACGGTGGGGGGCGGCGCGGTGCCGCCCCCCGCTGACGCGCTGGCCCTTCTTCTTCGGAGTCATCCATGAGCGTTGGCAACGCTTTCATGCCTCGGCCCGGCCGGTTCGGGACGCAGCCGGTGCCGCTGACCAGCGGGCGCATCAACACCGGCACGCTGGCCGCTGGCACGCAGAATCACAACATCGGGGCGATGGCGGCGACGTGCGTTGTTTCGCGCGTCACCATTTGCGCCGAGACGTTCCCCACAGCGGCGACGAGCTGCACGTTGCAGGTGTTCAAGATGACGGGGGTGACGGCGCTGGCCTTGACGGCGGCGGTGGACATCAACACCAAAACGGCTGACACGCCGATCCAGGTGGCGGTGACCGGCACGCTGACCGATGCCCAGCGCACGCTGCTCCCCGGGGACAGTCTCCGGGTGGCCATCGTGACGGTCGGCGCGGTGTCGGCGCAGCCGGACGATCTGACGGTTGTGGTCGAACTGCTGGTGCAGGACTAAGCCGTGTCCGTGCTGGTGAATGCGCTGGGTCGTCCTGAGCCGTCGCCGGAGGTCCAGCGGCGGCTTCGGGCGGTCCACCCGAACCTGTTCCTGCGCTTCATCGACCATCTCGGGACGCACTGGGCGATCTGCTGGCAGTGGCCGGAGAACGACCGGCGCTGGGAGACGGTGCAGAGTGGGGAGGTCGATCCCGCGCGCGCGCATGACATCGTGGGTTACCTGCCGATGGACTGTTCGCTGGACGACGCCCCGGCGCACCTGCACCGCGTGATGCGGACGTTTCCGAAGGAGGAAGTCTCGGCGCTCGCGGATCGCATTCTCCGCTTCAACGAGACGGAGGCGCTGAACGAGCAGGTCAACGCGGTGCTGCAGGAGCTGACGGACAGCCCGGACCCCACGGGGCTGACGAAGGTACGGCGGGGTCGCAAGGTCAAGGTTTCCCCCGCCATCTAGCGTTCCCCCTCTGAGGCGCCCATGCCCGCTGTGACCCGTGCCCAACTGATTAGCGACACGCGGGAATACATGGACGCCGTCCAGTCTACCCGCTGGTCCGACAGTTTCATCCAGACGGTGCTGAACGGCGTCTATGACGCCGAGTGGTCGAACATCCTGAACGCCGCGCCGTACTACCGCTTCGCGCAGCGGAACGTGACCACGGACGCCAACGGGCAGGTCGCGCTCACCGCGCTGGACAGCGGGGGCGGCGACAGCCAGCAGCTGCTCTACCGCGTGATGTCCGTCTCGGACGGGAACATCCTGTACACCGAGACGCGGTTCCAGGACGTGCCGCTGGCCACCACCACGAACTACCTGCCCGTCTACGACCGGCTGTATTACCTCACCGGGACGTACCTGCAGGCGCTGCCAGTGGCGTTTGGCGTGGGGCTGTACGTCGGCATCAACTACAAGCCCACCGCGCTCTCCGACCTCGCCTCGGACGCCTCGGTGCTGGACTGGCCGCCGAACTCGCACCTGGTCCTCGTCTACCAAGGCGCGTACCAGCTGCTGCTCAAGGGCGGGGCGGAAGCGCAGTCGGCCAGCTACCTCAAGAAGCTGGCGGAGGAGGAGCGGGCGACGATGCTGGACGACCTGCGCCGGCAGACGATCAACCCGACGCGGCTGGCGTACCCTGACCAGAAGTGGGACTGGAGCGGCGGCTGATGGCGAACGAGCCTGGCGGCACACGGTTGGCCGACATGCAGCCCCGCTTCGACGGCGGGGTCAATCCTATTTCGGACGACGCCGTGCTGGCCGAGAACCAGATGCGGCGGGCGATCAACGCGCGCCTGACCGACTACGGCGCGGCCACGAAGCGCGGGGGCACCCGGCGCACGTCCACCGCCGTGCTGTCGGCCCACGCCATTGCCAACGGCTATACCTGGCGCCGGGACAGCGGCAGCGTGGACATCTTGGTCGTGGGCAACGGCGTGCTGTACACGACGACCTACGGCGCGTTTCCGTGGACGTACACCGCCCGCACCGGCGCGCTGTCCACGACGGTGACGCCGACGTTTGCCAAGTTCATCGACGGCACGGGCGCGGATGTCATCTACATCGGGGACGGCGGGCTGCTCAACAAGTGGAACGGCACCGCGCTGACGGTGGACATCGCGGGGACTATCGGCGCGACGATGCTGGCGGTCCACAACCAGCGCCTGTACTCCTGCGGCTGCAGCGCGGCCCCGGACTCGATCTTCTACTCGGCGCTGAACAACGGGGACACGCTCGGCAACGGCGCGCTGGACGGCGGGCAGATCGTCGTGCGGACGTTTGGCGACGAGAACGTGGTTGGGCTGGCGTCGATCAACACCTCGCTCCTGATCTTCCACCGGCGTGGCATCTCGCGCCTGACGGGGTTTGGGCAGGATGACATCACCGTGGCACCGCAGGCCGTCTCGGCGGACGTGGGGCTTATCGCGGCCAAGAGC